TTCTCTTGCTGTAATGCACGTCTGAATACCTCAACACAACACCCCACCGATTTGCCAGAGCCTACAGGCCCACGGATGCCTCGGAAGAATGTATCATCCTTCATAAATTGTTTTAATACTTCACCATCTGGTTTATACTTAAAGGCTGTCAATTTTCATATCCTTACCTACTTTCATCAGACGATCTACAACATCTGGTGCAATAGCGGATATAATCTTATCAGCCTCGTAATCATTTACAAAGTCTTTGGGGTGATGCTTCATGTGAACGCGCTTCACGATGGTTCGCAGAATACGGCGTTCTTCTTCGTTGATCGTGTGAAGGAAACTCATGTTCTATACTTCCGCGTCTTCTTTGCAATGCTCTTGGGCTGTTTAGATACCTGCTTGCCAGCAGAGGTAGCCTTGCGTTTAGCGGCAGTGGTGCGGGAATACTCAGCAGATGTCAAAGACTTGATGGCCTTCTCTGGCAGATAGCGTTCACCCGTGGCCTTTGGCCCCTGGGTGCTAGGCTTGCCAGACTTGGTGCGCCACTTCTGCTTACCCCATTTTACAAGAGACTTTTGTGATTTAGCTAACGCCATTACCGATAGCCTCCGCCCTTTGCCTTGTATTGCTTGGCAAGCATCTGGGCTTTGCGGGCAGACCACTGACCAGGGCGACCGCCTTTGCCACCAGCCTTAATGCGGTTAAACAAACTCTTACGCATTGTAGGCTTAGTATAGTTGCCCGCCTCATTAACAGCCATTAGTCTGTGGCCTCTTGGCCCAGTTTGCGAAGGGAGGTAGGGGTATTTTTGGTTTTAACCTTTGCCACTTTCTTTTCTGCAACATGAGCAACGGCCTTGATCCCACGAGCATCCAACTCTTCCGCAGTAAACAAACGCTCACTGTCAGCAGTAAAGGTCTTGCCTGAATGGGCACGACCATCTGCTGTCATTACGAAGTCCTTACCGATGTATTCAGCACCAGTTACTTTGTATAGCTTGCTCATTTACCATACCCTTTCAGCATAGATTTCTTTTTTTCATCTTTCTTCTTACGCTCCATCTTAGCCTTCATCAGACCAGCAGGGGTGTAAGGGAACTTCTTTTTGCCAACTTGAGGCATATCAATCACCATTTAACCTTGTTTGCCCAGTATGCCGCAGACAGCTTGCCCTTGGCAATGTTTTTCCTATGACGCGCCTTAAAACTTGCACGTTTCTTCTTCATCTTCTCTGACTCACCCTTCTTAGGCTTGCCAGCAGTCTTAGCACCCTGCTCACCAAAGCGGATGGTTTTAATCTTATTGCCCACTTTGGCAACTACAACGTGGGACTTAGTTGGGTGGTTAGGGGTTCTCTTAGGTTTGTTATACCCGCTTACTCCAATGCGATCCAACAGAGACTTGGACATTCCTAAACCTCAAAGCTTTCGGAGTCTTCACCATAAAGAACCGCAAGCTCGTTCTCCATACGCGCCTTACGGCGGGTTGAGTATGGGCCGACTTGCAAGAATGGATCATCATCATACTCTATCTCTGGGATGTCACCCGCATCAAAGTCTGTAGGCGGTATCTCAATATCTATAATGTCTGCTACAACAACCCGACCATCTTGAACTACTGCGTTGTTAAAATATTCTGGGAGTGGGTGAGGGAATGAACCACGGTTAAATCCTTCACGCAGATATGTAATGAGTTCTGGCGGCGCATCATCATTCGTGACCTTGCCCTTCTCCATAAGAGCATAGTCAATGGTATTGTATGCCTTGTTTAACAAGTTGCTCACTGTATCAGATGCCTTATCGAATAGATTACCCAGGGTTGAGGTCTCTTCTTCGCCAAGACTACCACTTTTTTTCATGTTTTGGAAGTGTTTAGGATTTTTGTCTACTCGTCTCTGCACGTTATCACGCATGTAAGTCCGATTAACATCCTGTTCCCCTGGCCGTTCTACATACTCAGTGCCATAAGCAAAGCGGTCAATGACTGCGGCGGCACGATTAGGGGTCTGGACTGCAAACCAATCGCTGTCAGCAAGGTGGTATGCGGCCTCCTCATAGTCCCTAGCCTTCAAAGCCTTGTTAAAACTAGGCCAGCGTGTGGGCTTATTGCCTAATTGGAAGGTCATATTAACCAAAGAGTCCTGAACATTCTGGGGATGCTGGTCAAATCCAGGGTAGTTCTTACGGGCCAAGCCTTCCATATAGGCATAGTCCTCATCAAACACCTTCATTAACTCTTCCTTCGGTCTCTGAAAGAAGGGGTCTTTCGCAAGCAGGGCGTTGGTCTTTTTAATATCCCCGCCATTCTCTGCCAGCAGAGCCTCGGCGCGTTTAAGAATAGTCTTGTCCTTGTAATAGGGACTTCCCTTTTGAACAAGATGCCCAACACCAATGGTCAGCTTCTTTAAGTGATCAAAGTAAAAGGAAGGAACAAAACCTTCTTGAATTATTAGAGCTTGCTTTGGATCATATGCCAATAGACGCACCTTTGGCTAAAAAAATATATTTCGACTTCAATGCAGTATACTTTTTTTTACGAGCCTTGAGAAGGAATAATTCGTGGGTAGGTCCACTTGCAACATTACCGTGCCCGAGTTTTGCCCCCCCACGACACAACGCAACCAATCGAGTGTGTTATTTACGCCACAGTGCAACGGTGCAGAGAAAGTCTTGGGCGACTAGCCCAAGTCAATCTCTACCTTGATGTCTCCAGCATGTAGGTGCATGTGCTTGTCAGGCGCCTTCAGCCCTGCTCTGTCGAGCAGGTCTTTCGACGCTTCCAACTGCACATACTCACTCTTGGCTGTCCTCGCTAAGCTTGTCACCGTGGATAGGGCCAGCGTTGCACGTGTTCCCAATTCATCCCTTATCCTCTGCATCATATACGCTTGGACGTGTGGGAGTGCTAAAGCCTTGGAGGCACTCACTCTTCCGCTCTCACCCTCTGCATATCCAGCGACTTGACTGGCATCTTTTATCGTTCCACCATTTGCTACGAGGTGCTCAACCAGTGCCTCCTGCTTGCTTGTCAATTTCCGCTCTGTCAAGTCGCCCATTCTATACCTCAATGCTAACACATAATCCTATAAGTCGCTTCAAAGAAGCTCCTTAAGCGGAGTTTAAGAGGGTTCGTCAAGTAAAATCAAGTGGCAATTATGCAACACCCCTTGCATCCAAGCAATACGGGGCTTACCCGTCCATGGGACAGGTGCGCCCCGTTAGGGGCATCATGCCACAAACACAGATACAGCACATCCCCAGCCTATCCTATGTCGATAAGCGTCCTCGTCCCTTGGACTGTGGGCGCATCGACATGCGGCTGGGGTGGGGTAAGCACTCTCACAATTCAAGCAGGGTGTCATGGCCGAAAGCTATGACAAGGATGCTATTACTGGTCTGGGTGTAAGTGGTCGGGTGTCGTCAGACTACACAGGCGACATTCCATGTCGCCCTGGTTCTACCTTGCTGATCGCTTGCCACACACTGTCAAGTAATAGCCCCAGCAGAGCTGGCTTCGTCCTTGTCATACCCCATGCGGCCATGACCCTATGGTGAATTGTAGAGAGAGTAGTCTCTACGAAGTAAGTAAATTAGCTATCATAAGGAGTATATCAAATGGCTAAAGTATCAAAGAAAGTAACTAAGCAATCAGAAGTATCTTCAAACGTAGAGGCTGTCGCCTCTAACATCAAGGTGTTGCTCGACAGCATCTATCCTAACCACGCAGACGGCCTGTTGGCCTATGCGCGGGCGCGCTTCGTCGAGAACCTCGTCTGGCGCGCAGACAAGGACTTCGAATTTCAACAGGGCAAAGCCTCTGAAGCAGAAGCCAAGTATGACGAAGCGATGTTCATCCAGCGTGCCATCACAGAACAGCAGAACCGTGAGGGTGAGGACCAAGGTATGGTCTACGACTCACAGGTAGAGCGGGCACAACGCTGGAATGAACGCATGCAACTTCAGTTGCAGGGCGCATCTGAGTTCCGCGACGCGGCGCACCTTGCGCTTGAATCACTGTCTCAGGACTAGCAACACGGGGCCGGGCGGCTAGGGCCGCCCAGCCCCTTTTTTTTATGTCGGTGCTGGACTATCAACGAGACAGCTGTTGACAACCTGTGTAGTAATTGCTATCACAGAGAACACGAAAGGGACAATAAAATGAATTTAGATAAATGGACAACAATACTAGAGAGACTGATGTATCTCGGAGTATTCTGCTCAATCTTATATTGGATACATATATTTCTGTTAGGAGGATCAAGATGAAATCACGATTTGAAAATGAGTTTGGCTTTCCTAAAAATGGTTCACCTGCCGATCGTGGCAGTGCTGATAAATACTATGGTCGGCCCGCTATCCCACATTGGTGGCCGAGTGGAACCTATAAAGGGCAGCGCGTTTCTGCTGACGATATGACTGAGGAAGAAATCAAGTTGTATCAGGAAGCATATGAAAATGAAGACGACCAAAAGGATTGGGGCTATGAATAAAATGACAACAAGAGACTTTGTAAACAAAATTGCAAAGCAAATTGAACAGTTGATGGAAAAGCATGGAACCGACTGGACCAAGCCTTGGATTGGGCAAGGCGGTGGTATTCCATACAACCCAGCACGACAACAGCAATACACAGGGGCCAATGTGTTTGGTCTCTGGATGCAAGGTGCTAACGCTGGATACACATCAAACGAATGGGGCACATACAAACAATGGGAAGCCCTCGGTAAGCAGGTGGACAAAGGACAGAAGTCACAAGCCTTCTCAATATTCTATTCAAAAGTAGAGAGAGAAGATGCGGACGACTACCACGTCATGCGATTGAGCCGAGTGTTCAATGCCGAACAACTTGTTGGCTATGAGCCAGA